CGGTGCCAGCATACCAATATTCGGCTATGCTTGCAGGTCGTGAACCTACATTCCAGATATTCATCAAAGAAGGTGAATTGATTGCTCCTGTGCTCCCTACGGACACCATGGAGTCCCTGGCGGTAGTCAATGCAGTTCAACAGGCTTCAACCCCACCTAAACGCAAGTTATCTGCCTGGCAACGCTACATGAAGCAAGAGAAGAACAAGATTCGCTTCAAGAGTGGCAAGAAGAAGGGCCAGTTAAACCTCAAAGCAATGGGAAGGAAATACAGGGGGAAGAAGTAATGCCACTTATCGAAATTAGAGAAGTCCTGGTAGGGGAACTTAACCAGGAGATTGAAGGAAGTGATCCTGTTGAATACGAACAATTGCAGATGTGTCAAAAGAGACTCAACCTGGAACATGGCTACAAGTACGAGGTAAAGAATGTCCAGGTCTTTGATGACATGGGGAATGTTATCTCTTCACTAGATGGCGAACCCAAGGGAATTGCACAATTAACCTATGTTACACCGTACCCAATAGTGCTCAATAACGAGGCTTATGGGGTCAATACATTGCAAACAGCCGCGTTTACTCAAGCAGGGCCATTTGCGGCTGATGATTCAGTCCTATACAAGGGACTTGAGATAAGCACTAACGAAGGGGAAATTGTCTATCAGAATGATAAGATAATCAAAAACGAGTTTCCCAATCCAGAATTGGAATTATTGACACCAATGGTTTGGTACACACCTCATTTGTATCTCACTTTGATTCAAACAACAGTCGGCAAGGCTCAAAAAAATAAAATCGCTAAGTCGTTTTACCTGGAACTGAAGAAAACCAGGTGTTCAACATTGGAAAGATCCATGGGGCAATACAAAGAGATGCTAGAAGCCCAGGCAAGACTCATCACTCTTACAGCCAATATGATAACACCAGTGGGTTCAGCCGCCGGAAGGTCATTCCCTTCCTGGTTATTTGGGGGCATTAGAAGCGAGATTATGATTAATTCAGTCAATGTACTTCGCTACTACAACCATGTGGCTTCTAGGGACTATCAAAAGATGATGACACAAGACGCGTTTAGAGCCAGGTTCAAACAAGCAACCAGGATGGTAGCATTTGACGAACCGTTTGGAACTGGAAACCCAGAGAACATACCAGACTGGATAACCGTGATGAATGTTGCAGGTGTTACTTCAGGGCCAATTAGAGATTATCCGCCACCAGTAAAGTACACTGGAAATGGCAACACTGTGATGTACGATGCGGCAGGACTTCCGGCCTCTGTTGTAACATGATAATCACATAAACTGTCGCAGCTTGAGAAACGTACGACAATTTATGATAACATAAAATGCTGTATTCTCCTGGATCCTTTTCATGGCACGCAGTCGAATACCATACACAGCATTAGAAGAAACATTGAGAGAGAAATTGAAGGCACCTTCTTTTGTCAATGTTGAGTTACTTAGACCAACCAGGACGAACAACATCAGCGCACCCACTACCTTGTATGACCGTTCCAGTGGAAATTATCGCCGGTGGGGGTATTTGTGCGACATCAGATATGCAATTTTCATGGGTTTCTCATCTTCCTGGACTGGAAGAATTGAAGCGGATTACATCTATGTCGTCGAAAGAATGCCAATTGAGTATTCAGACTGAATATTCAATCCATTCCAGGGTAAAGTGAATTGTCATATCGCAATATGGACAATAAATCGAACCATTGTCTTTTGAATCCTGGCGAACTATCCAGGCGTTTCGCTTGCAAGGGCAATTAACTGTGGTCTTGAAACTCATGAGTTTAATTCCTCCAGGATTAGAGTGTGAAGATGACCTGGAAGATCCTTGCGATTCAGAAGGATTGCCAGCAATTGACGGGTCGGTAAATCGCTTGCATTGAATGAATCTAATTCATCGAGGTAGCGATTGATTGCAACATCAATCATGGCCGACCTGGAACCAGGAAGGCGTGCTAATTTCATTTTTCGAGCCGTCGCCAATTTGATGTTGGCGGAGATGATGGTTTTGAACTCCATGTCGGCTCCTAATTTTCATTTTAATAAATAGATAACTGAACTTGATAGTCGGGGCAGGTGGATTGAGGGACTGCGCCCCTATACCACGCTGATTCGGCGGAGATGTTCAAGATTATGATAAGATTTAGTTTATAGGGTTTAGAGTGGGACATCCCATTATGACGAAGAATCGTGATGATGTAATTTTGAGAGATAGAATGGAGTTCACTTTGGACTCTTCTGGAGATTTAGCAACCGTATATGGAAGAATTGACCTTTCCGCTTATTGCAATGTTCCTGCAAAAACTGGACTTGCTGTGAAGGAAATATTCTTCCAGGTTAGAGAACAAGATTCCACAGCCCTTTCCAATACTGGAATCTGGGATCCTGTTGCAAATCTTGATTCTAATACTGGCTCTGTTTCTGCTCTGAAAATATATGCGACAAGCCGTGCATATTCCAGTGCCGCAGATGTGGGTATTGCATCACCTGATGTAATCTGTGTCAAGGAGTACACTTCAACGACTTCACCCAATTTAGTCGGTACTGCACCGGCTGAAACCGGAACTTCTTACATTGTTTCAGACCATTGGTATGGCCCAACAGATTTGCATCCAGAAGGATACACCCTGGTTAGTGATTTACTAATCGGTGTTGCATGTGACAATTGGGATAGAAACAAGTCTGACACATTAGAAATTGACATCCTAATGATTGCTGAACCTGTGAAAGTTACCCAGGACAGAATGGATTCACTACTAACCCAGGCTCAAGACCTATGATCCAGGAGAATCCGTCGTTTTATGTTATCATAGAATGGCGAATTCAAAACAAGCTGGGACAATTTATGCAATTATGGTGGTAAAATGGTCAAAGGAAAAATCGCAAAAAAAGGTGTGAAAGGTGCAATCAAACGAGCCGGTGGTAAAGCAAAACTTGGAGGCGGTGCAGTCCTCGCAGAAAAAGCGGTTGATGTTATCGACAATCCTTACATCAGTGCCGCCGAGGGTGCGATTATTGGTGGTGCTGTTGGCGGTGTGCCTGGCGCTATCGCAGGGGGAATCATTGGATTCGTGCTGGCAGATGGTGAACGCATTACTCCTTGTGATATGATAGCGGTGCCAGCATACCAATATTCGGCTATGCTTGCAGGTCGTGAACCTACATTCCAGATATTCATCAAAGAAGGTGAATTGATTGCTCCTGTGCTCCCTACGGACACCATGGAGTCCCTGGCGGTAGTCAATGCA